TCTGTTTTTGCGAAGCCTACGGAACTTCAGTTCCTGCAAAGCAGTGTCTACAATCTCAAAGATTGCTTTCCCTTCTGTCTTCGCATGGTTCACGTTGTCCGTGTAGATGCTCACTTCGTAGGAAATCCTTGAATAGTTTTCAGCGCAGTTATCAGTGTTTGTTCTGTGGTATGGAACGTTATCCACTTCATACACCACAACGCAAGGGAAAGTTGCAGCTTTCTCATCGTAACCAGTAGTGATGTCAGCTTTCGGATAAGAAGCTTTGACGGCATTAAAAATCGTCTCGAACACTTTGCTCTCGATATCAATCATGTCCCAAACACCCCCTGTGCCACTTCAGTACTGTTTTCGATGATATAGTTCTTTGCACTATACAATCCCAAATGTGGTGTGACCTCTGTGTACTTCTTTCCGGCAAAGTGCCATGAGCCATACGTTGCATATTCCTTGCTTCCTTCAAGCAGAGAATAGGATCCTGGATAGACAGGAGTAGAAGGTGAACCTTCAAAGAGTCCTCCAGGTTCCACGGTTGCATCACCGGCACCAAACTCTGCGATTACAGGCATATCACCAACCACGGTAATATCACCGTGCAATCCATCCGCTGATGGAACGGCTTCCACTCCCCAATCTCCGTAGGCAGCTTGTGCGACTTCTGCTCCTTCATTTGCAAGCATCTCAATTACTTGCCCAGCTTTTACTTCAATCTCTTCTTGGTAAGCAATTAATTGAGCAACGGCATTTGCAATCGATTCAGTGGATAAGTCAATGTGAATCGTCACTGGACATCCACTTCCTTGAGGTAGTAAATCAGATGATTCAGACTCTTGGCTTTACGGACAACCTCAAAGTTATGCGGTACTTCTTCCTGCGTTTCCTCCCCGTCCACTACTACGGTCTTGTACGGGTCGATTCCATACCACACCCTCGACTCTTCAGCCATAGGGCAGGAAAGGTCTTCTGTAACCGCCCTGTGTGTGTATCCCGTAGTAATGCCGTAAGGTTCCTCGTTGGCAATACCTTGACTTCCAAGGTTGTTCGCACCGGAGGAGATAGCCATCGACATCTTCAGTTTCACTGGTTCCGCATATGTGATGTCTTTATCCCCATTCTTTAATCCGTTCGCATCTACGGTATATTCCCATCCGGTTGGGTTGGCGTACCATATCCTCTTCTTGTTCCTCGACAGGAGTCGCATATCATCCACCGACCTTTGCAAACGGAGTCAACCGATTCAGAATGTCTGCATCATCAACGCTTCCGTACTGCCTGTTTACGCCATTTTCTTCATGGTTAATCTCGCCCTGTCCCCCACGCCGGAGGAAATAACGTGCTGCCAGTTCACACTGAATCGTATCGTATCTTTGTGGGATATCCTTTACTTCATTTGTGGAATCGTAAGGATAGAGCCTTTCCAACATTGCATTTCCGGCGAGATTGAGGTAAACCGCTACGACATCATCTGTAGCATCCTCGTCAAACTCCACGAGAGTCTTGACCATTACCTTCTTCTGCTCATCCGTCATAGCGGTTCCCTCCAACCATTACTTCTTTGCTTTCGGTCTTCCTGCCCGTTTCACTGGTTCAGCAGGAACAACCTTTTCTTCTTTGGCTTCCTCAACTTTCGGCTCAGAAACACGAACGTTCGTGTTTTTCTGCTCCTCCTGCTGATTCAGCCAGGTATGATGCATTAGCATTCCCATATAATGCTAACCTCCTACATTAAGCAGTCAGCTTGATCAGACCGGAAGCATTGTACAGGTAGGTGACATAGTGTTTGGTGGCAGTGTAGACATTCACACGGCGCATGATGTCACGATCCGCTTCCAGCAGAGTGTCACGCTTCAGCACAAGGCGCAGCGCACCAGGCTTGACAATGTAAGAATTCCCACTTGTCTTCAGCCGGTTGCTCACCATGATGTCGCATCCGAAGATCTGACCAACCGCACCACGTACCAGCGCACCGGCAGCGAACTCGGAAGCCGGAGCCCAGTCCTTGGTGTTGCGGATCTTGGTGTACATAGCCGGAGGAACGATCAGAGCTTTCTGACCATCGATATCCTCACCGAACAGTTCCAGCGCATTGCTGATGTCCAGTACAGTGGAAACGCTGGAAGCAGTCATTTCGCTGGCAGCGGAAGCCATCGTTGCAAGGAAGTCAACATCAACCTTGTCAGCCATAGACTTCAGCAGCTGGCTTGCAATCTCTTCCACGGGGTCACCGTAGGCAGACAGGATGGCGGTATCAGTGATTTCAACACCCTTACCGGCTTCCTTAATCTGTACGCTCACTGCGGAAGCGTTCAGGGAAACAGTGGAAATAGCGGAACCTTCAGTCAGGTCACTCGCAGCACCGATGTACGCATAAGAAGGGAACTTCAGCGTATCACCAGGATTGCCGACAAGCGTGGTGTCCACTTCAGCCAGGGGAGCAAACACGATGTTGTCGATCAGTTTCTTGTCGATGTAGTTAGCCAGCACCTCAGGATCAATGAGGTTAGCCAGTTTCGTGGTATCACCCATGAGTAACAACTCCTTTACGTTTTTCTTGTGTATTCCGCATAGAGATCAGGATGCTCATTCTTAAAAGCAACCATGTCTCTGTATCCCATAGCATTGAACTCTTCCCGTGTTACTGTCTTGGTAGAGGAACCACCCTGAAGCTTTGGATTGTTCAACAGTGCCTTTTCGGCTAGTGCTTTGTCATGGGATACAATAAAACTGCGAATCCCTTCAAAAACCTTTTCGGTTTCTCCGGCATTCAGTGCCTGTGCAACGGCAGTAGCGGTTTCGGCATCCATACCAATGTCCGATGCGCTCAAAGCTGCCGTATACTTGGCAATGTTCCGTTCATTGCGAAGATCATCCAGTTCTTTCTGCAAGGCAGCATTTGCTTCAGACTGCTGTTCCTTCGCTTTCTCCTCATCGGAGAGTTTGTCCTGATACTGCTTTTTCCACTTCGATGCATCTGCAGAAGCGTTCGTTACACTCTGTTTCAGCTTGTCCCGTTCCGCTTCAAGTTCCTTAATCTTCGCTTCAAGAGCAGTGGTATTGTTCTTCTGTTCATTTCCACTATTTTCTTTAGTGGTATTCTGTTCAGAAGCAGTGTTGGGATTCGTAGTGTTATCCATTGTTCATTTCTCCTTTGCGGTTATAGTCTTCTCTGACTTTTTGCGATTATAGACTTCTCTGTCTTATGTTAAGCCTTTCCGGCTAAACACCTTGTTCATCTCTAGGAATCGGTCGCACATCCGTCATGATGTGTTCCATCCATTCCTTCAGTGTTTCAGATTCCATCAGCATGGTCTTCTTCATCACATTCCGTGCCCTGGACAGTGCTGCCAGTTCTCCGACTTGCATGATATTCGCTTTGGCGTAATATCCGGCAAACCGTTTGAGGTAAGCAGCGAACCATCTTTCGGCACGTTCCACCTTTGCCTTATTCTTCTGCGTTTTCCAGGTGTGTTGCTGAAAATCGTAGTAAGAATCGCAGACGGTCTTGATAACACAGAGCATGATTTCCTCAGGCATCTTGCGCTTGATGAATTCATCCGTAAGCGCAATTCTCTGCTTCATCAGGTGGTCGTAGGTATCGAGAACGTAATCTTCCGCTTTATCCTTCCGGACAACACTGTCTTTATTCCATGCCCACAGATAAACAGGTGTGCTGATGGTTGTTTCCCGTCCGTCTGCTTTGGCAATGGTATAAACCAGTACGTTGAAGAATCCGTCCTCATGGATCCTCAGTCCCTCATGGAACCGCAACTCGTTGTCCACAAGGAACTGTCTCCGCATGACTTTCCCGTGTACGAATACACTGTCATTGTCATGGCTGACAAGATGCATTCTGCCGGTGTTGTCTACTGTTTCCTCGGTGAATGTTGCCCGTATCAGATCGTATTTATCCTCTGCCATTCCGCAGAAGATCAGATACAGTCCGAACACTGTTTGGAAGCAGTCATCGAAGTCACAGAACATAACCCAGTCTGCATTGGAAGCATCCAGTCCTGCATTCCTTGCCTTGGAAACGCCACCTTTCGGAATGCTCATCTGATGAATCTCGTAAGGATAACCAGTGAAGCAATCCTCCGGCAGTTCGTTCCCTTCCCCGTCATTGACAAGGATCACA